TCCTTGTTAGTTTATTATACATTTTATTGCGTTAGATATCTATATGCAAATAGCATAAGTATATACCGATATCTTTATGCTATTTGCCATCTTGCATATAGCTATCTATATGCTATAATACAACCATGCAAGACAGTGAACCTGATCCGAGTATAAAAAAAGCCCTCTGCATCACCGCCGACCAAAGCCAGATGCAGAGAGCCACCAACCACCACAGGAGGATTGACAAGGAGGCCACAAAATGGATGCACAAACCCAGCTAGTAGCAGAACTTTATAAAACGCTCAATGATGCGCAAAAACAGGAAGTCTGTAACATGATTGATACTTTACTAAGTCAGCAATTAAACGATCAACAATCGCTTGGTTCTCATTCCGCTGCTACGGAAAATTAAGATAGCATCGCATGAGAAAGGCTCCATGTCCCAGCCGACCAAAGCAAGAGGACACGGAGCCACAGCCAACCACCACGGGAGGCCGGTAATAGTTTACCGCCTCCCGCACAGAAAAGCAAGGAGGAAAAACAGAATGAGTTTCTTATTTATGAAAAATTCCGTGAAGAGACTGTTTAAAATCATCGGCCAAGCAGACGGAACCGGCATTGTAAGCGGGCGCAAAGGGCCGGAGCTTTCCGTTCTCATGGATGGCGATATTTCCTTGATCGACACCGAAAGTAAAGATTATAACGGGCGCATTTGCCTTATGTACTCCCCCCAAAAAAAGAAAGACTTATACCAGCGCCTTTTTATCGAGGGGCAAACCGTCCTTGTATGCGATCCCACAGACGGAGAAGAAAATGAAACAATCCCTTTGGATGAATTGCGTGTAAGCGGCGTCGTTATTGGTATTGTCCGCAGCTTAGACGCAGAAGAAAAGGTTGACTTGAAAGACTGGCGCGAGTTTGAAGAAAAATTTCCGTATGATCCTCTCGAAAATTACTACGCGCCAAAATATAACTATGCTTTTGCGGCTAAAAAGTATTATCGCAGGAACGGCTATAGCTGCTTTATGTCCGGGTATGATTACGGATTTGCGGAAGGCCGCAGAGCAGAAAAGGCCGCGCCCCGGAGAAAGCGCAGAGCCGCAGGAGCGCCGCAAGGAGAGGGGGGCTATCCTTACACCCTCCACGCTCAAAACGGCGCAGGAGGCCGCACAGAGAGCCGGGGAAACGGTTCCGGCGTTCGTCTCTCGCGCGGTTGATATTCAATCGAAGCGGGACAAGATCATGCAAGGACTGAAAACAACGCAGGAAGAGGGGGAATAACCCCCTCTTTTCCTATTTGCTGGCCCTCATTTTGAACTCGCTCAATTTTGAGCGGGTTTATATTGCCAAAAGGCAAAACGCCGTAGAGCGGCGTTAGAACGCGAAAGCGGGGGCTTTTGCCCCCGCCCTCTATCTATCGGTTGTAAATGGCGAAATACACACTCCCGCGCCCTGGTACTTTAAGGCGCTGCCTGCCGCTGTACTTCGGGCAGGACTTCGCAAGGGAACAAAGGATAGGCAATCCCGCCGCCCTTGCTGCCTGCTGCCGGTCTTTCTCCGGCTGGTGGCCTCTGTATCACTCCCCAATCAAAGGCCCAAAATGGGCTTTTGATTTTCAAAATTTCTCGTCATTAACCGTTGATGTTTGTTACATAAATACGGAGATTCTGTGCCGTCTCGTTTTTAGATAATTGCTGCACCGGCAGCGCGCACCTCATTTCGCATGATGGGCACCATTTGACGAACTAACGTCTTTCCGTCAAGCTGTGCGGTAAAGTCAATGACGATGGGCCGCATTTCGTCGCCATTGCTGCGTTTTGCAGCTCTTGCAAGGCTGCCGGTCGCAGATGCCGCATAGTCGATGCTCGCTGTGCCAAAGTCAAGGCCGTTTTTGATGCGGTCTGTGACACCGCCTACACTGTCCATCAGCGACGGAAGACCGTTTTCAAATCCGTCGGCCATGCCCTGCATAACGTACTTGGCGACACCGTTTGACCACTTCGACGGGCTGTGCTCATCAAAACCGTTTTTGCCCGTAAACCAGCTCTTGATTCTATCCACAACACCGGAAACCTTGCTCTTGAGCCATGCAACCTTGTCGGAAATACCGTTCCACAGCCCCATTAAGAGGTTTCTGCCGACATCCCGCATCTGATCTGGGATGCTCTGGAACCACTTGACCGCAGTTCTTCCGGCATTTGGGATCGTTTCAGTGAAAAATGTCTTGATCGATGCAACCGCATTAGAAATGGTATCCTTGATCTTTTCCCAAGCGGAAATGACAGCATTGCGGAAGTCATCGTTGGTATGCCACAACGCAATAACAGATGCGGCAAGCGCGGCAACAGCGGTGATCACGATCCCGATGGGGTTTGCATTCATAACGAGGTTAAGCGTGGCCTGCGCAACCGTCGCTCCTTCGTTTGCCGCCTGAAACGCCTTGATTGCACCGACAACGCCCTGAATGATAGAAGCCACATTCCATGCCACAAAACCTGTGGCAATACCGGCAATAACGGAAATGATCGTATCGCCGTTATCTAAGACCGTGTTGACAAAACCGGTAATATTCGCCGTGAAGGTATCCCAGTCGACGCTGTTGATCCAGCCCTGAAACGCGGTCGTGATCTTCTGAATAATGGGGATCAAGCTCTCCAAGAATGGCGCACCCGCATTTGCCTGAAACTGACGCCACGTTTCTTTCAGGTTGCCGAGAACATTTTCCCATCCGTCCGCTTCGCGGGCTGCCTGTCCCATTGCACCGGATAGCCTCTGAGAATCTTCCACCATTTTCAGAAGCGTTTCCTGCTTCTGAATCTCCGAAAGGTCGTTATACTTCTGACCGAACAGCTCCATTGCCGCCGCATTTCTCGTCGTTTCCGTCGCAGAAAGGCCGAGAGCCGCATCATTGGCAAAGTTACCCTTTAGGAACGATTGCAGCGTTTCTGTGGCCTGCTCGACCGATGTATCGTAGTAGGCTGCACTGTCGGCTGCCGCTTTCAATGCCCGCTCCATCAGGCTCATGCTTTCTGTCGTGTCGCCGCCGGAGGAGCGCGCGAAAGCATAAATTTTACTGCCCAGCGTATTTAGTCTCGTTTGTAAAATGCCGGATTCATTGGCTACACGTCCGATAGCTGCGGATGCTTCATCACCGAGTGTGCCGAAGGTCTGTTCAAAGGCAGAAGTCTCCGCTTTGACATTCGCGGCAGATTCGATAAACTGACCGGATATATTCTTGACCGCGCCGCTGAGCTTCTGAATGCCGTTCACAATAGCACCGCTGAGAACATTAGCTTTCAGCACATCGCCAAAACTCAACGCTTTTTCTTTTGCCCTCCCGAGTCCCTTATCAACGCCGCTGTCATCCACTGACAATTTTACGTACATATCAAGTAGATTCACTTGGTTTCCTCCTTTCCGAAGCTATAACCTTTGTTGTATGCCTCCTGCGCAAAGAGCGTCGCGGCATATACCAGCGTCCCGGACTGTGCCACTTCCGGGAAGGGCGGGGCCTGCCGCTCTTTTCCAGCAGCCCCGTCTTCATAGCCCATTCCAAACGCAATAACAAAGTTTTTGTTCATCGCTTTTAAGTATTTCCGCATCCAGACATTGCATTTCGCTCTGTGCGTCATATCATCGCCTCTTTTCAAGCTGGATCCCAACAGAGACCATAATTGCGCCAAAGAATGCACCGACAGCAAACGTCACCGCGCCGCAGATCATCAAGCCCATGTAAGCCCTCCTTAAAAGTTCTCGACGATCTCGCCGGAAAGCTGTTCCCACCATTCGCCCATACTAAGCGTTACGCCGGGAGTAGTGCGCCGGTTGCCGCTGCCGCCGCGCCCGCTGCAATAGTTGGCGGCGGTCATCATACTGTCCCACGCTTTCAAGGTCTTTCCCGTGCCTTTGGCGCAATCCTGCGCGAGAACGGTTAAAGCAACCTTGTCTTTTCGGTCGTCGGCGCTGTCTGCTGCTTCCTTTGCATAGTGACCGATCAGCTTTAACATGGTCGGGTTTCCGTCGTATCTGTCCGCAAAGCCGAAATAATCATCCACCGTCAGAACGCCGGTTTTCATCAGCTCAACGGCGTTGCTGTCAATGGCGGAAGGATCAGCAAGGTTGCTTGTCTGTACTTCCTTTTCCAATGCGCTGCGGAGTTCTGCGGCCTTTGCATCGAACACCGACCAAATGCGCCCCGTTTCCTGTCGCATTTTCTTTTCTGCCTCTTGGAGCTGAAGCGTGGCAATCTGCTTCTTTACGGCATCTAAGCCCGCCGCGCTTGCGTTTTCCTTCGCTTTGGTCAGTTCGTCATAAACTGCGGCATATTCGCTTCTCGCGGTGCGGAAAGCCGCGTCAAGTTCTTTTGCAAAGTGGTTGTATTTAGTAGACATTGGTATCCTCCGTTCCTGTGATTTCTCTGAAAACTGCGTAATACTCGCGGTTTTTACTGTCTCGGTTGCTTGCGTTTGCGCCCTCGCTGTTTCTTGCGATAAGCTCGCGATTTTCACCCATGAATTGCTCAATCTCGTGGATAGCGTCGATGTTAGTCAAATCGCGGATCATTCGCTCGATTTTCAAAACTCGCGCCATATCCTGTTTGCTTCCTGTGAACGATCTTAAATAACTCATTTCGCTTTCCTTTCTGCTGCAAAGATGGTGCAGCGCCCGTCTTTATACATCATGCAGCTATCGCCGCAAGTCAAATGTGCAGGGAGTGGGCAGCGCTTGCCCGCTGTTGCCGTTCCCGGCTTGCACTTGCCGCCTTTGAAAAAAGCACAATCGTCCTCTTTGCATTGCGGGTATAGGCCGCCCTGAAAGGGGCAATCTTTTCTTTGTGCGGTTGGCTCTTCCTGCATCTTCTTATAAATGACTGTTCCAATCGGCACTTCGCCCGCAGAGGTTACAAGGGTCGGCGCATATTCGATGCAGCCCCGGCCAACTTCACGGTATCGCTTGCCGTGCTCGTCAATTAGGGGGTATTCCCTCAAAATGTCCATGTGCTTCCTTTCAGTCCAAATTTGGACAGTTTTCATAGCCGTTGCGGAATACGCTGTCGGCCTCATAGCTGGCCTCAAAAAGCGGGGTATGGTAGCCGCTGCTGTCCTTTACAAGCTCGCGGTTTGCATCGTCCAGCGCATAAAACGCCGGTACAATCTGCTTTTCCCATGTCTGCCTTTCAATGGCCTTGAAGCAATGCGGGCAAGTGCGGGCATAGTCCCCATTTGTGACGCTTCGCACGTACACTTCCCATGTGTCGCCGCAATAGTGGCACTTGATACGCATATAGCCCATGACTTTCTCCTTTCTTTAAGCGCTCTGCCCTCGCTTGCGGTAAATCTCACGGTCTAACGCATAAGCGAGGCTGTCTATACTGTGGTTGTCCCTGTCGGGGAGAGAGGAAAGCATATTGCCGTCTTTGTCCTTTTCGTATTCGTAGTTTGCAAGCTCCCGCGCCGCGTTTGGCGTCCTTGCAGGATCAATCACAATGCGCCGGTGTTGCAGCCACTTGACACGATACGCCACGCATCCCGGCTCTTTGTGGCAAGCTCTGGCCTGCTTTAAGCCGTGGTCGCGTAGATCGGCTATGCTTTTCGGCTCTGCTGCATCGCAATAAATGTCGCTGTGATCTTGAAAGCACAAGCCGCTTACCGGGGAAAGGTAGCTGCTGCCTTTGGCGTCCCCCTCCACAAGCGGGGCGATTTCCTCCGCAAGTTGCCGGTTACTCATGCCGCGCTTGTAAATCTCGTTCAGAATGTAGATTGTCTCGTGCTTACGGTCATAGCTGCAACGGATAAAGCAGGCAGGATCGGCGGCAAAGCCGAAGTCCACGCCGGAAAAGAAGTATTCCATGTTCGCCACTTCCTCGGCGGTGATCTCCCGCACTTCCAGCGCCGGGAATACCTCCGCGCCGGTGCCGGTCGCCTCGCCTAAGTATTCATGCCGGTATGCCTGCTCATTGACGGCCTCCAAGCGTTCAGCCTCCGCTATGAAAGCCTCGCCTAACCATTCGGCGGGTATGTCCTTATAGGTGGTGTGAAAGGTGATCCCCTGCGCGTCTGGCTCTGCAACAAACTGATTCGCCCAATTTGCCTTACTGATCGGCGGGTTGAAGCTGCGGAACACTTGCGGATTTGTCCCTTGCCCTCGCATGACCGATTGCAAAACATTTCGGGCAAAGTTTGCACCGTTCAGCTCTGCAAATTCTTCAAACCAACAATAGCGGAAAGTGCCGCGCCTGGGCTTGATAGATTTCAATTTGCCTGCATCGTCCAGCCCTCGAAAAAGGATCTGTGCGCCGGTCGGCCTGTATTCATACATCATCGGGGAAACGGTCGCTTTCCAGAGGTGGGAAACGTCCAGCATATCAATAGCCCATGCGATTTGAGAAAAAACGCTGTCGCGCATTGTCCCCGCCACTTTACGAAACACAATAGCGTTGCTCTGGCCTGTGGGGTCGCTCTGTATGCCGTCCACGATCTCAAGCGATACAAAAGAGCTTTTGCAGCTCCCGCGCCCGCCCGGGAGATTGTAAAAGCGGTGCTGCCCTGCCTTTATGTCCTCATGCAAAGGGAGATAGCACGGGGCTATGTGCTGTTTCACATCTATATTGTCAAGCAGCGCCCGGGCTTCCATCTGCTGTCGTTTGGCTATGCTGGAAGCCCTCACGCGGGATTTTAGGCGGTCATAGTACATTGTCCTCGACCTCCTCCAGTTCCTTTAACACATCGTTAAACTCGGTGAATTTCAAACCATAGTCAAGCAGTGTCCGCGCCGCTGTGATGTGGTTTGCGCTCGTTTCTTTATCGTCTGCGACAATGGCCCCCAGCCGGTCTATTGCGGCGGTCAAGTTCTGTTGTAGCTGCCTTGTTGCCCTGTCCATGATCCCCGCCGCCGCGTGCTTGTAAGCTGCTGAAAATTCAGCGTCTTGCAAGCAACGATTGATGGTCTTCACACTTACGCCCGCAGCTTTCCCCGCAGCTTCTTTTGTGGGTGTGCTCAACAGTGCGGCGAGTATTCTTTGCTTCTTAGCGTCAATAAATCTATCACCCCTTTTTCATCGGACAAATGCGGTCAAATGCAGCCATGCAGCGTGTGTTCGCATCGTTTTACCGATAGTACTCCATCAGCGGTTTGCGGATACGCGGGTGCCGCAAGGTTCGCAGCGCTTCCCGCCGCGCCCTTGCATCAGGCTTTTGACCAAGCCAAAACTCACTGATGATCGCGTCGCGCTGTGCATCCGGCAGTTGTGCAAGCGCCGCTTGTACGGCCTGTTGAAAATCCCGTTGTTCGATATCCTCAAAGGCTTCTGCCGCCGCTTCATCGGCAATCGCATCACCAAGCGTCAGGTCGCTGTCCTCGTCGC